TGGGTTACAAAATTCATATAAACCTCCTTAAGTATGATCAACAAGCCCAGGCTCGGCAGAAACGGGAAGCGGCCTGTAGGCTCTAATCAAATTACCAAAACTAACTATCAACCCAGGCACATTTTGAACAGCGAAAATATCTTTACGAGGAACACACTTAACAAAGTTCTCATTTAAAAGAGGAGGAGAAGACAAACTAAAACTCCTCCCAAGATGCCAATATGAAAAATCATCCCTCATCTCGGAGACGACAAGACTTTGCTTAGTCCTCATTTCGTCATATCGTCCTTGGTAACCGAAGATCCCATTATTATGGGCATTGTCACTTTTTGCACATATCTCAGCATTTAAAACCGCCTGCTCTGACAAGTTAGCAAATTCAGGGAAATAAAAGTCATATTTCGTCTTGCGTAACCATTGACGATTAACTCCCTGACTTACATAAGAAGACCGAGGCATTATGCTCATTATCCCAATGATCAACCCGAATTCAGTCGCCCTATAGCGCCCGCAAAAAGACCTACTTACACCAATCCCGTGTCCAGCGAGATTGCCTTGCGGACTGGTCGAATCAGTCGAAGAAGTTTGAAGAACTTCGGAAACTATAATAGGAGATTTAGATCCTCCAATATATTCAGGCCTATGCAATCTTTCATCCCTCGGGGATACAGAAAAATGGCTCTGCAAAAACTCAGTGTAACGAGCACCAGCTCTCGCATTTCGCTCAAGCCAGCGCTGGACTTGAAAGGCAAGACGAAGATCAGCAATGTCGAAGGTGCTCGCAGAGCTTAAATCAACAACATTTGAATTAAACCAAGGCTTTAAAAGATTTTGAGTTTCTGTCTCTTTGTTAGCTATACCAACTTTGTTAAGCAACATGTCCATACCAAGATTCGCAGCAGCAGGAGCACCAAACTTACTATCCGCCCAAATCGCCGACGTCGTGCCACTTATAGGCAAAGCAGGAGCTACACCCCTTTGCTGCCAAGGAAGAGCGGAGGTAAAATAATCCTTCTCCCAGCATCTATTAAGAATAGACTCATTGGTAAGCGGAACTTCATCAATCAAGGTTTCATCTCTATAATACTCGTTATAAACGAGATTATAAGCCCGCCTTGGAAAGTCAAGCGGGAGAGCTCCAACGGGCTTTACAAGAGGAAAACCGAGATAATCCCAAAGGGAACCTTTTGTGTAATTAACAGGATCCCACTCAGGAATCGGCTCATCAAACTGGCCATCAATACCTCCAGTGATGAAGTCCTCCCAATCGTCCCATAAGAGACGATAAGGGACGAAAAAATAATGAACATACATATTGATCTCATGAAGAACAGGCGCGACCAAAGGCTGAAAACGAATAACAGCCTCATTGGAAATTTTAAAGATGTCGCCTGGGACTACCTCGTCACACATGACAGGGATCAACTGACCCATGTCACACGTGAACTTTTTTTCGTAGGAAAGGTCAAACAAAGACAATCCAGGCTTAACAGAACCAACATTTTTATAAACCCTTGTCATATTTCAACCTCCCTACTCTTGTCCTTACTTTCAATCTTATTAACATAATTATAAAAGTCAACTAAAAAATCAACCTCACGAATAGCACTTTTAACAATCAAAGTTTCCGTGTCAAAGGTGCCTAAACAAAGCAAAGAAAAATCAGCAACATCTATGACATCATGAAGTAAAACACAAACCTGCCGAACAGCAACTTTGTCATTAACAGCAGAAAAAAGCGGACCTACTTCACCAGCAACAAGATCCTTAATAGTATAAATATTCAATTCCATATTTTTAACTCCTTTCAAAAATTGTAAAAGCCGCAAGCGGAAAACAGGGCTGGCTACCTGCCGCCCTGGCCTCATGACTGCTTTGACAAACTGAACAGCAGTCACGAGGTTCAATAAAAAAAATCTAAAACTCTCTCAATTTTTTCAAATTTACCTTTGCTTGTAAATTAAGCCTCCGAGTTTTTCTAAACTTTAATAATGCGTCTTGATATTTAAAAATCAGCGACGCATTTAAAGTCTTATATAAATCTCCGGAGGCTATATTCAAGCCAGTAGCTTTTTCAACAAATTCGCAATCGTTATAATAAGCATAATCTGCTAAAAAACTACCATCAACACCAAGCTTTTTTAAATAATAACGAGGAACAGAATTTTTAACACCTTTCACAGTTATATAACCCAAATCTAAAATTTGTTTAGCGTTATCCTCACAATACCGAAGGCCAATACCTTTGGACAATAACCTAAAAGGTGCCTCCAAACCCTTACTATAATAAACTTCCTCAGCCAACTCTCCAGAAAATTTTTTGTCAATATACTGACAAACATATCTGATAGAATCAGCTTCAACAAGACCAAAACTTCTGCGACGAATGGAGGGAACAGACCAATCTGCATAAGGCCAGGAAGCCATTACGCTAACTTTATCATCATTATCCAAACCAACACCATAAAGCAAAACGTGATAATGAGGTCTAAAAGTTTTATCTCCATACTCACCAGCCGCAAAATATTTTATTGACCTACCATTCAAATTCTTTCGCAGACGCTTAAAAAACAACTGCAAATCCCTTTTACTAAGACTTAAAGGATTATCCTTATAAGTCAAAGTAACAAAACAAGCCTTATCCCAATAGCTTAATTCATGCAAACAGCGCATGCTCCACTCAGCACGCTGCTTAATGCGACAAGCGAGACACTTGCCGCAAGGGACTTCCATTTCCTTAACAACACCTACCAATCCTTTTACGGGAACTTTAATTTGAACAGGTGACGTACATACCATATCATAATCTTATGCCTCCTCTACTGGAACCATATCTCTTAATACGTCTTGTCCTTCTTCTTCTTCTAAAACCTGAATGTCTTCTTCTTCTAAACATATTAACACCTCCAATTTTTTAATAAATTTTAATAAGGACTATAATTAAAAGAGCCATTCTTAATTGGTTCATAAGGATTTAACTCTTTTAAATTCAACTTCTTTAAAGTATCGTTTGAATTCTTTTTAACTTCTTTAACTTGAGTAGGAGTAAGATTAGGCTTTTTAGGCACTCCACGACTTTTTTGAACTAATTCATTTGCTTTTTGACTTACTTTATCAATAGCGCCACCAAAATCCCTGTAGGCCTGGGAATAAGTGTTATTCCCGCTAACTCCCGTCCTTACAACATTGTCAGCCTCAACTTTAGCCTTTCTTGACTCTTGATAAGTGCGAGAAGCATTAGCAGATAAACTACTTGTGTTTGCCTGCATGTTTTTAACCTCTTCAGGAAGTAGAGCACCAATGCGGTTCTTTTGCATCTCAAGTAAATCCTTTTGTGCGTATGTTGCGCTTATATCAGCTTCCATTTTCATAAGGTTAGCAGCCATCATGATGGAGGAAGACAAATCAGAAAATTCCGGGGCTTTAGTGCTGACAACAGCACCGGTGCCAGCGCCCTGACCTGCAGCTAAAACAGGGCTTAAACCACTTCTTTTTAAATCCTCTACTCTACGAGCGATAGAAGTATCTTCCCTTTCAAAAATATCCCGTTGTAAATCCTTACTATAACGCAAGTTATCCTTTTGCGCCTTATAATTCATAAAACCAGCAAGAGCATTTAGGCCTAAACCACCTATTACAGCAGCCTCAAGAAGCATAAAAACCTCCGATAAATTAAAATTAGGCGTAATTATTCGCCAACTTTTCTTTGTTATAGGACATTAAACACTTTTTACATGAAACATCATCAATATTTTTAGTAAAACATCCTTCCATATTTTCACTATATTCAGTCATTCCACAATATGTTCTCCCTCCATCAGGTACACCTTCATCATAATATATTACTTTTATCATATGTATTTTCATAAAACCTCTTTTAATTTTTTTAGCACCGCAACCTTAATTGAGGGTTGTGGTGTCATCTGGCTATATTCACATCAAGAGAGGAATATAGCCAGATGAAAAAGACCCCCCTCTTTGTAAAAGAGGGGGGCAAAAGTTAAGAAGATTGGTCGGGAACATCAAAAGAACTTTCATCTTGTGCAGTGCTTTGCGCAGTATTCTGCACTTCTTCAGAGTTAAAACGGTCGTTAATTGCGTTAATAAGCATAGAAGCATCAGCAAGATCAAAATTTTGACGACGAGTAACATCGTCAAAATTTTCATCAATATCCTGCTCAGTGGCAAAATCAAACTGACTTGCACGATAAGCGACTAAGCGCTGACCTGCAAGGATCATATTTTCAATGCGATGTTTGGTAGGAATATACCCAGCTTTTTCAACTATACATTTGCCTTCATTAACCTCAGGCGGGTCTGAAATAAAATTAAATTGGGTTACAAAATTCATATAAACCTCCTTAAGTATGATCAACAAGCCCAGGCTCGGCAGAAACGGGAAGCGGCCTGTAGGCTCTAATCAAATTACCAAAACTAACTATCAACCCAGGCACATTTTGCACAGCAAAAATGTC